GCCGTTGACGCCCATGATGGGTGGCGCTCCTGCTGCGCTGCCAAGCGCACGAGCCACATTGCCCGCTGCTGCTGCGGTTGCTCAGGAAGTAATCCCTGAAGTTGTGGTTGCCGCCAAGCGACTGCCGGGCGTTGCCAAGGTGACGGAAGCAGTTGGTGGTCCAAAGCAGAACATGGGCGCGGCGTTAACTCCTCAAGCCCTGATGCGCGAAACGGATGCCGCCGCGCTTCCAGTGCCAATCAAGTTGACCAAAGGGCAAAAGACCCGCGCCTTTGAAGAGCAGCAGTTTGAACGAGAAGCAGCCAAAGACCCCGCAATTGGTGATCCGCTCAGGCAACGATTTGCCGAGCAAAACGCTCAGGTCATTCAGAACCTTGATGCGTTCATCGATGAGACCGGAGCAATGGCGCCTGATTTGCCGACCATTGGCACTCAGGTTGATGCAGCGTTGCGCTCTCGCATTGCCCGTGACAAGGTAAAAATTCGCACTTTGTATAAGGCTGCCGACAAGGCTGGCGAAATGGCGGATTCCGTAGACACTCAGCCAATCGTTGACTGGCTGAATGACCATGTTCCTGAATCTGAAGTAGCCCCAATTCTCAAGGTGGCGCGAGCCAAAGCCATTCGCCTTGGGTTGGCGGTTGAGGGTGAAGATGGGCAATTGATTGCTACGCAAGGAAACCTGAAAAATGGAGAATTGTGGCGGCGGTCACTGAATGCTTCAGACGAGCCAACCAATGTGAAGTTTGCTACTGACCTAAAGAAGGTCTATGACGAAGCAACTAAAGATATTGGCGGCAACCTTTACAAGCAAGCTCGCGCTGCTCGCGCACGACTTTCTCGCGACTATGAAGATGTATCTCTCATTTCGCGGCTAGTAAAGCAAAAGCGCGGCAGTGCCGACCGAGCCGTTGCGCTTGAAAACGTATTGAACCATTCTCTTCTTGGTTCAGACGCATCAGTTGCGTCCGTCAAAGAACTGCGGCGTGTACTTCAGACGCAGGGTGCTGAAGGACAGCAGGCATGGCGAGAGTTGCAGGGTGGCTTGCTCGCTCATATCCGTGATCAGATTACCCAGTCTGCAACAAAAGATGTTCTCGGCAATACGGTAGTTTCTGCGGACAAGTTCAACAAGCTAATAACGCAGTTAGATAAGACCGGAAAACTTGATTTCATTTACGGAAAGAAGGGCGCAGAACAACTGCGAACCCTGAATGAACTATCGCGGGACATTTTTACCGCTCCTCCCGGCTCTGTTAATACGTCAAATACTGCATCAGCACTGCGAATCGTTATTGACAGTTTGGCCACTGATTACATGGCTCAGGCCGCTGCTGGAGTACATTTGCCAATTCCAGCCATAACTGCGCTGAAGGAACTTCGCAGATGGGCTGCAAAGGCAAAAGAACGCCGCCGAGTCACGGAAGCATTGGAATAAGGTAAGAACATGGCAAACAACATTGGCGCACCCTTTGAGATGTTCACCGACACCAGCGGCAATCCGCTGGAGGACGGGTATCTGTACATCGGCACGGTTGGACTGAACCCGGAAACCAACCCGGTCGCGGTGTACTGGGACGATGGCCTGACGATTGCAGCAGCGCAGCCCGTTCGCACGCTCAACGGCTTTCCGTCGCGTGGCGGCACGGCATCGCGTCTGTACTGCGGCACGGACTACTCGCTGACCGTCAAGGACAAGAACAGCGTCATCGTGTTCTCAACCCTGACCAACCCGGTCAGCAGCCCAGCCTCGCTTAACAACACGCCAGTGGGCAATACAACGCCTTCTACGGGCGCTTTTACCACGCTGACCTACAGCACCAGCCTGACCGGAACAACGGGCGCCTCGCTTGGCTGGATTACGCTCACGGGCGGCTCGGCAGCGCAGGCAATCAACGGTTTCTACCGTCCTGCCGTCAATCAGGTTGCGGTAGCATCCAACAGCGTTGAGCGCCTGCTGCTTTCGTCTGCCGGCACTTGGTCATTCAAGATGACCGCTGGCGGCAATTCAATTGACCTGACGAACGGCACGACCACGTTCCAGATGTACCTTGAGAACCTTCTCAACGGCGCGAACATCGGGCTTGGTACGAATCACCCGCTTGGCGTCATCACCAACGGCGCAGTGGTCGCTCGATTTGGTGCTGGCGGGGGTCTGACCATCCTTGCCCCGCCAACCAACACGCTTCCGGCGTTGGTGTCCACTGGCGCCGCCCATACGCCAACCGTGTCTGTCACGTTCTCTGCGACCGCGATGGTCATCAACTGCGCCCTGAGCAACGTGTTCTACACGACTTTCACGGCAAACGTCACGACCGCGCCGTCACTGACCAATCCGGCTGACGGGCAGACTATCAACTGGTTCATCACGCAGGACGCTACCGGCTCCCGCACGATGACTTGGCCGACCTCGTTCAAGTGGCCATCGGCCGCTGCCGGCGTGCTGACCACTACCGCCTCCGCGGTGGACCTTGTGGTTGCGACCTACCGCAGTGCAACGGGGTTCTGGTACGCCTCCATCATCAAGGATCTGCGGTGAGTTTTGCTGTCAGGACACTTGGTGGCGCGGTTTCGTCAGGTGCGCTGGTCAGCGACCAAGACGCCCTGAACTATTCGCTGTCCGGCATTGGCGGTACGGCGACAGCCACCTATCGTCTTGCGTTGACGGGCGTTGCCTCCACGACCAATGGCCTTGGCACGCTTGTGGCAATACCCGGACAGTGGTTGCTGTCAGGGACGGTTGCGCTTTACGAGGCGCAAGGCGTTTGGCAGGCAGGTTCCGGTGTTACCGGCGGTCCGACCGGGTGGGTGGCGTTGTCCTCAACCCGAGACTGGACGCTGTCTGCCACTAATAACGCCGTCAACCGACCGTTGGTGATTTCAATCCGGCTAGTTTCCACTGGCGCCGTCATCACGACTGCGACCATTTCCTTTGACGTTGACTCTGCTCCTTGAGGACGGAACCATGACTGAACTTCTTCTATTCATTTGTTTTGCTGCCGTGGGTTTTGCGGTTTTCAAGTACGCGATTCCTCGCCTCAAGGGCGGCAGCGGTGCGGCCGGCTCCAAGCCCAGTGACTCCGGTCCAAAGTCGCGGGAGTGAGCCGTGGAAATCCTTGGCGCGTTTCAGATGCTGATGGCAGTGGCCATTTCCGTGGCCGGGTGGTTTCTGCGCTCACTGTGGAGCAACCAGACTGCGTTGGAAAAGATGCTCATGCAGCACCAGATGGAGGCCGCTGAGAAGTTTGTCCGCAAGGATGACTACCGCGCTGACATCACGGAGATAAAGGGGATGCTGGACAAGATATTCAACCAGCTCAACAGCAAGGTGGACAAGTGATAGGCGTCTTCGCAGCCCTCGTCCTGTCCGTCACTGACGGCGACACTTTCCGCGCCCGCATCCCCGTATGGGACAACGTGGAAGTGGTCACCGCCGTCCGCATCCGTGGCATAGACACGCCCGAGATAAAGGGCAAGTGTCCTGCCGAGAAGGCGGCTGCACTGGAAGCCAAGGCCCGCTTGGCTCAATTGCTGAACGGGCAGGTTCAGTTGCTCCACGTGGAACCTGACAAGTACTTTGGACGGGTTGACGCTGACGTCACCGTAAACGGGCAATCCGTGGCGGCGGTTCTTATCGCGGAAGGGCTAGCCCGACCCTACATGGGCGGCGCACGGCAGGGGTGGTGTCCATGAGTTTCGAGCAGGCCGTTGCCCTCGTCCTGAAGCACGAAGGCGGCTACAGTAACGATAGTCGAGACCCCGGCGGTGAGACGCGCTTCGGCATTAGCAAGCGTGCCTACCCCGACGTAGACATCCTCCGGCTGACCGAGGACGAGGCCAAGGCCATCTACAAGCGCGACTACTGGGACACGCTGCGCCCGGACGAGATACCCGCTCCGCTTGCCATGTGCCTGTTTGACTGCGCGGTGAACATGGGGCGCGACAAGGCTATCCGGCTGCTCCAGAGAGCCTGTGGCGTGGCTCAGGATGGCGTGATGGGGGGCAACACCATTGCCGCCGCAAATCGGCTCCCAGAGGCTGTGGTGCGGTTTTCCGCAGAACGGGTGATTGCCTACACCGGCATTCGCGGCTTTGACACGTTCGGCAAGGGCTGGCTGCGGCGCACCATTACGACGGCATTGGAGGCTTCCAAATGACCCCACTCATCGGCGGACTGCTAGACGCTGGGCTAAAGGTGCTAGACCGCGTACTGCCCGACCCTGCCCAAAAGGCGGCGGCGCAGTTGGAACTGCTGAAGTTGCAGCAGACGGGCGAGTTCCGGCAACTGGAAGCCGACCTGCAATTGGCGCTGGCGCAGACCGAGGTGAACAAGGTCGAGGCGGCATCCGCTGACCCCTTTAAGTCAGGTTGGCGTCCTGCCGCTGGCTGGGTCTGCGTGCTGGGCTTGCTGTATCAGTTCCTGCTGCAACCCTTGCTGGCGTGGGGTTCGGTCATGCAGGGTTACGCTGCCCCGCCCGTGCTTGAGTTAGGCGACCTGTACGGGTTGCTTTTCGGAATGCTTGGCTTGGGCGCGTACAGGTCTGTGGAACGGGTGAAGGGCAAAGCCTAAAACAACTGCAACTGGTCGTCGTCGGGCAGCTTGCCCCACACTGCCGGTGCGTTGGTAGCCTCTATCCGCTGCCGTATCAGCATGGCACGGGCTTCCTTGGTCGGCGGGGTGTAGGTTCCCCGCCAGGCGCTGTCTATCCCGATGTTCCTGCCGATATTGGTGGAGTCGGCAGACGCAAATGGCAGGCGCGAAAATATTTCTGGGTCTAGCATCCGCAGCCCGTGCATCCTGACCTTGGGGCGTCCGTCGCTATCACACACCACAGCCATCGCCTCTGCCATACGCCCCCACCACGAACTATTGCCGATGACCGCAAAGTCACCGGAACTGCCAAGGCAGATGCGGGGCCACTCTGTGGCAAGTCTGTGCAGGCGCTCCATGCTTTCGTGCATATGCCACACGGGAGCGCCAAACCAACGTGGCAGGGGCCACTCAGCCAGCAGCGCATCGTTAGCCGCCTCATCCCCGTCAATTACGTCCGGTATCACTGCAAAGTCGCAGGACGGAACCATCATGCATTCCGCTGCCCATGCGTAGTATCCCGTCCAGTCCGTAACCGGGTTGCCCGCCCGCCATGCGCTGAATGCCCCGTTGTCTATGGCGAACGACTGGCAAGCCTCTATTGCCAGCGTCAACTGGTTGCAGTGAGCATAGGACACAAATGCGTGCCTGCCGCCGATAGCCGCTAATGCCGCTGTGGCTGGGGTGATGGGCAAGCCGTGGTAGTGAATCACGGCAACGCTCGGTATTGCTCTGCCCATGCCGACCGCATGGCATTGGCATCCACTCGCACCTTGTAGTGGTCGTAAGCTGCAATCTCAACAAACATCCAGTACGGCGGCAGTTTTGCCATGATGTAGCAGGCAAGCGTTTCTATAGTTGGCGGGAACGGCGCAAGTAGTGCCGTCAGGTCAGCGCCTTCCAACTTGTGAGTAATGCTTTCAAGTTCACTCAGCATGATGGGGAACGACTTGGTGCAACCCATGTGCGGGTTAATTTCATGCCGGTAGCCCGCTGCTACGGCAAACATATGCCCATGCGGCTGCGCCACCCCAATGCTAGGCAGACTGTGCGTAGCCCAAAACATTGTGTCCACGGTTGCCGTGAGCAAAGGAAATCCACTGGTTGCTGACATTTTTTATCCCAAGCAAATGATGCAAAGGCGGTAGGGCGTATTACCCACCGCCTGGTTGCGACAAACCCAACACGGCCCGTCGCCCTTTACCTTGCCCGACAGCAGTTTCTGCACAGCCGTGCGCCTGCGATGGTAGTCGCGCTTGTCTTGCCGTATC